ACGTCAAAAGGACCGGAAGAACTTGTTCCAGGACAAATATTAGACGCTGTTGATATAAGGGTATTCCATCGAACTGAGAAAGGCGGAAGTCTATTATCTACAAACTCCTATGATGGAGACGGTATAAGAACAAGATTTGGTTTTGGCATTCAGCCACAAAGTGAAAGTGGACTTTTTGTCAGTGTAGATAGATTATTGTTCAGCAAAGATAGTTATACTGTTGATTATAAAGCCAAAGAGATTATATTTAATTCAGCTCCAAGCATTAATACAAGGGTAAATGTTGTAAGTATTTCCGGTAATGGAGAAAATATATTAGAGCAAGCAGTGTTAACTGGCGACGGTTGTACAACAAACTTTGAAACAAAGGCAAGATATACAACAAACTTAGATTACATTGCTACAGTAAATGGCGAGTTACTAGATTCTGTGCTTGTAAGTAGCACAGATGGAAGCACAGATGATTCAGATGCTAAAGCAGTAATTAGTTTTGGTAGTCCACCACCTGATAATAGTGTTATTAATTATGTTGTATACAGTAAAATTAATAGTTTTAGTAAAATTGAACTTCAAGAGTTTACAGGTGATGGAAGCACAGCCGATTTTACACTTACAAAAACACCTTATAGTGCTAAACCTAATAGCCATAATGTAATTGTAAAAGTAAATGATAAAATATTAAATCCTGGTTACAATGAACAGTTTGATATTACAGCCAAGCAAAGAGAATATAGATTAGAAATTTGGCAAACTCCAATAGGTAGTTTTGAAGAAAAAGATATTTTAGTTTTAATTAATGGTGTAGAAAAAGTAATTGCGGTTGACTATAACATTAAACCAGCAAATAGTAGTATTGAACTTAATCCTGGTATTGGTACAGATGGTGATAAGTTAGAAGTTTATCTTAGAACAGACGGAGAATACGCATTTGGTAGCGTAGTAGTTGAAGGCGGTAACGAAACGTGGCAAGACTCAGGCGCAGTGCTTAAATTTGCCAATGTGCCTGCTTTAGATGATAAAATTACAGTGTTTACATTCAACAAACATGATTACATGGATATCGAAAGACAGCAGTTTGATATTGTAACAAGAACTAAATTAAATGTTGGGTCAGCAGATGATATACAATTCCAGCAATTAAAAGGTGGCCTGGTTAAATTGAGAGATCCTGCTATTGATGATCAGTATGTGTGGTTAACAATTAATGGAATTTTACAAACACCGAGTGTAGATTATATTTTAACACTTGATAAGAGATATTTAAGGTATAAAGGAAGTTTTGCTGACAATGACACTATTGAAGTTATTCAATTTAGTGCTGATGGTGCTATTGTACCACAATTTGGATTCAGTCAATTCAAAGATATGTTAAACAGGAATATTTATAAGCGTATAGGACACGATGTTCCGTTGAAACTTGCGGCAGATCTAAATATTAGAGATAAAGAAATATTACTTGAAGATGCTAGTACATTAGCAACTCCAGATAAAGCAAGTAAGATTCCAGGTATTATATTCATAAACGGAGAGAGAATCGAATACTTAATCAAAGATGGTGATAAACTAAGACAAATACAACGAGGTACACTAGGCACTGGTGCTCCTGAAGTACATTTATCTGGTAGCGATGTCTATAATGCTGATGCTAATCAAACTGCTCCATATATGGATGATACTAAAGTTGAAGAACTAATAGGAGATGAAACATCTAATACATTCGAATTAGGATTTATAGCAAATAGTGTAAATGATTTTGAAGTATATGTGAAAGGAAGACGTCTACGCAAAAATGATTTACAATCCTTTGATGCTACAATAGATCAAGACTCACCAGAGGCTGACGTAACATTACCAGCTGAATTTTCAGTAAATACAATAACAGAGAATGGTGTAACTAAGTCTTACTTAACCTTAACAAACTATAGTCCTGCTGATAGAGAGAAAGTTAAAGTTGTCAGAAAGACAGGTTTACTTTGGACAGAAGTAGGAGAATCACTTAAAGACTCAGAAAGTTTGGTTGCACGTTTCTTTAAGTCAAAAAAGGCGGAGCTACCAAAATAAATACAGTGTAGGAAAACATTATGATAGAAAACATGAAAGAACAAAACGGCGTTATGGTAGAGGGACATATTAAAATATTTGATCCTAAATCTGGCGAAGTGCTTATAAACAAAAGAAACGCTATTCATTATGAGAATATGAGTATTAGTTTAGCAGAAAGTATTGCTAACTCAGGACAGGGTTTTATCTACCAGATGGCTTTTGGTAACGGTGGTACTAGTATTGATCCTACAGGTATTATTACTTACTTGACACCAAATAGCACAGGTACTAACGCAAGTTTATACAACCAAACATTTATTAAAGTAGTTGATGATAGAAGTGTTAATAACACTGACCCTGCTCGTAATAAGATTGAATCAAGACACGTAAGCGGAACAAACTACACAGATGTAGTTGTTAGTTGTTTACTAGATTACGGTGAACCTAGTGGACAAGATGCTGTTGACAATGCGGCTAACGCAGATAGTTTATATGTATTTGATGAACTAGGACTTGTAGGTTATAGTCCATCAGGACAAGGTAGATTACTTACACATGTTGTGTTTCATCCTGTACAAAAATCATTGAACAGACTTATACAAATTGACTATACTGTCAGAGTACAAAGTTTGTCGGGGTTAGGTGAGTAATGGCATATACAATTAACTATTCGGATAGCAACAAAGGTACAATATCTATAGAAGATAGTACAATTAATCAACAAACTAGTTTAGATATTCCAGGACGTAATACAACTAGTTATGGATCAGTTATAGCAGAAAGTTTTTTACATTTACTTGAAAATTTTGCTAACTCAAATGCTCCAAGAAATCCTATCCAAGGACAGTTATGGTATGACAACTCGCAGGGCATTGATACATTAAAGTTATATGATGGTACAGGTTGGGTAAGTGCTAGTGGTCTTAAAAAAGGAAATAACGCACCAGATGTTAGTTCTGCTCTAGCAGGAGACCTTTGGTCAGATTTAGATAACAACCAACTTTACATTTTCACAGGTTCGGGTTGGACGCTTGTAGGTCCTGAATATAGTGACGGTTTACTTACTGGTGCTAAGCCAAGGATTGTACTTGGTAAAGATGATATTAATTATACTATACTTCAAACTGAAGTTAATGGTTCTCCGGTTGCTATTTTCAGCACAAGAACATTTCAACCTAAGACAACAATTCCAGGATTTATTATAATACAGCCAGGACTTAACTTATCAAGTTTAAACATTGGCGGTGACGGCATAGGAAAATATTACGGAACAGCAGAAAAGGCAGAATTTCTTGTTGTAAGTGGTGAAAAGGTTGATGCTAGTAAATTTTTAAGAAGTGATAAAACAAGTACATCTAATGAACAAATTGTTGTCAGTAATAACAAAGGAATACAAGTTGGACAGACTGCCACAGTCACTTTCGACGTCCAAGGCACGTCTGGTGTTTTAACTAACTTAACATCAGGTGCTCCATTAGATTTTAAGGTAAACAATCTAGGACAACAAGAAAATGTATTAAGAATAGACTCTACAAAGAAAATTGGTATTAACACATTATCGCCAGCAGAAGCATTAGATGTAGAGGGATCAATACAAACAAGCGAAAACCTAATTGTACAAGGTACAACAGATAGTGCTAGTATTGGAACAGGTGCTGTCAAAATAAGCGGCGGCGTTGGTATTGCTAAAAAACTTTTTGTTGGAACAGATTTGAATGTAGCAGGTTCTAGTACTACAGGACCAATTTTGCCTGGCTCCACACAAACACATTCATTAGGATCAAGCGAAAAAAGATGGTCACAAGTTCATGCTGTAGAATTTAGAGGCAATTTAATTGGTAACATAACAGGTACAGTTACTGGTGGTGCTACAAACGCAAACAAACTTACTTCAGCTACTACATTTGAACTTACAGGAGATGTAAGTTCTAACCAAATTACATTCGACGGACAAGTTGGCGGTACAGCAAAAACATTTAACACTGAAATTAGTAACACATTTATTGCTGGTAAAACAGCAGTCACTACACCAAACAATGATGATGAAATAATTATAAACAGAATTTCTGGAGATGACACAGGTGTGTTTAAGATATCACAGCAAGCACTAGTAAGTAGTGTTCCTGTTATTCCTGTTGGTACAATAGTACCTTACGCAGGATCTGTAGTTCCAAATGGTTGGTTACTTTGTGATGGTAGTGAATTACGTATTTCAGACTACCTAACACTTTACAATACTATCTTGTATCAATTCAAAGATCAAAGCCAAGTTACAAGTGGTAATTTTGGTTTACCTGATTTAAGAGGTAGATTCCCACTTGGTGCTGACAACATGGGTGGCGTAAGTGCTAACAGAGTGTCAGATGTTAACGCTGATACAGTTGGACTTGGTTCAGGTGTTGAAAGTAGATCGATTGATGTTAAAAACTTACCGGAACACGAACATGATTTAAGATCACCCAAAGGTGCTCAATTTTATGTTATACTTGACGATAGTGGAGATCTTCAAGATGCTGATACTATTCGTTATGACGCACCTACAGGCGCACAAGCTGGACAAGCACGTACAAGTTCAGGTGGTGTGCTTAACAGACGTAATATTCAATATAATTCAAATACTGGCCAGGAAGAATACGAAACTTTTGACATTACAGAACTTGGAACACCGTTCAATGTTATGAACCCGTTCTTAACAGTCAAGTATATAATTTACACAGGAGTTGGGGGCTAATGGCATATCAAATTAACAAAACAAGTGGTGTACTACTTGTAAATCTAGCAGACGGACAAATTGATACTACAAGTTCAGATATTACTTTAGTTGGTAAAGGGTATACTGGATTTGGAGAAAGCATTAATGAAAATTTTGTAAAGATGCTAGAAAACTTTGCTAACAGTTCTTCTCCTGCTAATCCACTCGCTGGACAAATTTGGTGGGATACAAGTGTATCAAGATTAAAAGTTTATACAGGCACTAACTGGACTACAGGCGGTGGACCAATTGTATCACCTATACAGCCCGTAATGGTTGCTGGTGATATGTGGATAGACAATGACGCTAATCAACTTTATTTCTTTGATGGCACAGATTTAGAACTAGCAGGACCAGTTTATAATGCTTTCCAAGGTAAATCTGGACCAGAAGTTGTGACAGTGCTAGACAACACAGGAACCAGTAGAACTATTGTTAAGTATTGGGTTGGCGGCTCGTTTGTAGGACTTTGGAGTAAAATAGGATTTACACCGCAAAACATTGATACTATTCCAACCTTTGTAGGTGATGTTGTAAAAGGATTTAATACTGTAGACGCTGACTTTGTATTTGCTGGTACATCTGATAGAACATCAAAACTTGTTGATAGTGCTGGAGTTGAAAGAACAGCTGAACAGTTCTTAGCAAGTGATTCAGATGACGCTACATCTGGTGCGCTGACTGTAAGAAATAATACCGGTTTAACAGTTGGTTTAACAGATAACCATAATATTAAAATTACTGTTGACGGCGTTATTGCTGAAAACAATATTAGTAATCAAAACTATACAATCAGAACTACAAACTCACAAGGTAAGACAGACGTTGTAACTATTGATGCTGAAAACATTAGAGTAGGTATTAATAATATTTCTCCAACTAAAACTTTAGATGTAAATGGAGATGTTAGGATAAACGGTGACTTTACTGTTGAAGGTGCTACTACTATTTTAGCATCATCAGAACTAGCAATCGAGGATAAAAGTATTACACTTGCTAAACCAAGTGATAGTACTGCTTTAAGTAACGCCGACGTTGACGAAGCTGGGGTCATTGTTTTAAGTGGGGACGGAAATAAAGAATGGCTTTGGAGAGATGCTACAAACGCATGGACTTCGAACGTAAGTATTAACTTACTTCCAGGAACAAAACTAAAAGCAAATGGTGTTGATATTATTGATGGTACAGCGGCACCTGGACTAACATCCTTAGGTGCGTTAACGACTGCTACTATTGGTAACATGATATTTGATGGTGTAAGAATACGTTCGTCATCTACAGATTTAAATGGCGACGGCATGACATTAGATATGGCTGGGCCTATAAAATTAACAACAACACAAAGAATTACAAATGTATCTGATCCAATTGACTTACAAGATGTTGCTACAAAAAGTTATGTAGACGCAAGTATAGATACAGAGGTTATACCTTTGGCTTTAGACATCACAGGTTTAGGAACAGGTGCTACATTGAACACAAATATTGCTACTATTTTAGGAGATATAGCACCGCCAAGTGTAAAAAGAGATGGTTCCGAAGCAAGGGTTCATTGTACAACAAATACTGGAGCGACAGCAACTCTTACAGGAGCTTCACTAGATACAGCATTTAACGAAAGCACAACATTAGTACAGCAGTTAGATAATGGAGGAAATGACGATGGATCCGTTAGTGTGATCCAGAGTGCGGTATTTAACGATGCGACAGGTAGTATTACGTCTACAGTAAATCGTTCACTCAAATTATTCAGAATTGTTAGTGGATCTTGGACTTGGGTCCAAGACTTGACATCTAGCGTTTGAGCATAAATACATATAACAATTAGGGGTTAACTAAATGGCATACGTAATTAATTTAACAAATGGGCAACAGCTTGCAACAGTTGAGGACGGAACCATTGACCAAAGTACTACAATTAAACTTGTAGGTAAAAACTACGCTGGTTATGGAGAAATTCAAAACGAGAACTTTGTTCATTTGATGGAGAATTTTTCAAGCGCAAATTCACCAGCAAACCCACTATCAGGACAGATTTGGTTTGATAGCGCGGCAAAGAAACTAAAGTTCTATGATGGTTCATTATTTAGAAGCACTGGTGGTGCTGAAGTAAGTACTACACAACCAGTAGGATTAACAACTGGTGATTTTTGGTGGGATTCAGGAAACAATCAACTGTATGCCCAAAACAGCGATGGCGGTTTTGTATTGATTGGACCTGACAGTATTGGTGATACTGTTTCTGCTATGGTTACAAAACAAATACGTGACAACAACATGACAAACAGAACTATCATTCAAGGTGTTGTCAACGATGCTGTTGTTTATGTCGTAAGCGCATCAGAATTTACAATTGATAGTACTGACCCAACTAACGCAATTACAGGTTTTGATGTTATTAGACAAGGCTTAACACTTAGAAATACCACAAGCGGTACAAACGGTGTTACAGCAGACCAAACAAGATTTCACGGAACAGCAACAAACGCCGATAGATTAGGTGGAAATTTAGCAAGCGACTATGCTTTAGCAGGTGCGGCTAACTTTACAAGTATTGTGCGTTTTGGTGATCCAGGATTTACAGTAGGTGCGGCTAATGATCTTGCTGTATACATAGATAACGGATCTGAAGGTGTAATTGAAAATACTGTAGGAACCGATATTAGATTTAAAGTCAAATCAACAGGTGGAGTAACAACTGAGCCATTTGCTATTAAATCAGCAGGATTAGTTCCAGCGGCAACTACAACATTTGATATTGGAACAACAGCGTTTAAGTTTAGAAATGTGTATGCTACATCATTTAACGGATTAGCAACAAACGCTACAAATTTACAAGTTGGAACAAACTACAGAACAGGTGATGTAAATCCAACAAATAATACAGTAGCAGTAAGGGATTCAAGCGGAAACTTATCAGCAAACATCTTTAATGGTGTATCAACTAGTGCTAGATATGCTGACTTGGCAGAAAAATATACTACTACAGGCGATGTACCAGTAGGAACAATTATGAGTGTATGTACTCATGAGGATCATGAAACAGCAGTAGCTAATGAAGGCGACATTGTAATAGGTGTTATTAGTGACAAACCTGCTTATTTAATGAACGCAGAAGCAGATGGACAAGCACTAGCATTAAAAGGTCGTGTACCAGTAAGAGTAACAGGTGCTGTGTCTAAAGGCGATCCAATTAGAGTAGCAACAGATGGTGTTGGTTCTGTAGAAGGAATGGGCGAACTTATCGGAGTTGCTCTTGAGTCAAACGCTGATGCTACCGAAAAATTAGTTGAATGTGTTCTTAAAGTATAAATACTTTGACATTAAAGTAGTATTTAAAGAGGATGTAAAATGGCAGTAGGCGATATTATTACCGCGGCAAGGTACAACAACATTAGAGCTAGAGTAGCAAGTATCCTTGGCGTTGGCGCAGGAGATGAAGGTTATGGTCAAGGCGTAACAAGTTCATCCGTAGCTGTTGGTGCTATAGTCACAGCGCAAGACATGACTAACTTAGACACTGACATGACTAAAATTAGATTACACCAAACAGGTAGTAATCCTACAGAAATTGATCCACCCGAAGTTGGCGACATTATTGAAGATAGTAACTCAACTACAAAAGAAGGATATGCTCAATATGAAAGTTTGAGTATAACTTGCCAAGCATCAAGACTGAGTGCGGCATCATCGCAAATGGGTTCAACTGAACCATCAGGCGGTACTAGTTCTAGAACAGCAGATTGGAACTTTGATATTAATCATATTTTTAGAGTGTCCTTTGCGGCATATACTGTAACTAACGGTGACGGAAGTACAACTACTGTTAGTGCCGCAGATCATATGCGTGTGTTTTTTAACGCAGGCGGCACACTTAATGTAAGAGGAACCATTGGTTCAGGCGGTGGAACACTTAATAATGACTGGCGTAATTTGATGAATGCTGTAGGAACTGTCAAAATGGGTAGAAGCAGTACAAGCAACGGATCTGTTGGAACAAGCTATGGCTATGCTAATTTGCCTTCAAGTTATGTAACTATTTTTAATAAGGCAGCCTCTGCTTACAGTGCTAACGATTACCTAGTTGAAGCAAAGAAAAATGCTAGTTCAATTGATTTTAGAGTAACATTTAATGAAGACAAAGGCGCAAATCCAAATTTTGACGAAAATGTTACAGCAACTACAACTAGTATTGGCGGTTTTACAAGAGCAAATAACACAAACTCAGTAAATGTTCCTGCTCCTACATACTCTACAAGCAACAACCTCTAATTAATACTTGACAATCATTTGCTATTCATATATAATATGGGTAATGAATAGAGGTTTTTATGGACGAACAATTACAAAAAGCATTAGAGTTCTCTAATTTTACTGTAACACTAAACAATCAAAAACGTATATTAAAAGAAAAATATAACGAAGAGCTTGTGTTGTACTATAATAATGGTAAATTTAAAGTAACACAGTCATTTTTTACATTTGTGTCATCTCTTGTTTCTATGAAAATTGAACAAACAGTCATAGTTGATGATAATGATACTCCTATACATATTAATGATACAGTATTGTTTTTTGAAAATGTAAAACAGTCTTATGTAACTGCTACAAACAAATACTTACATGAATACCAAGAACTAAGTAAAAAGAGAAACGTACAGGGTCTAGTTGATGTCTAATGGTGTATTATGTTTTGCTAATAATAATAATGAAATAGATTATATTAAGCAAGCTGAAAAACTTGCTTTAAGAGTTAAAAAATATTTAAATTTGCCTACATCTGTAGTAACTGCTACGCCAAACTTAGCAGACAATAAAATTTTTGATAATATTATTGAATCTAATACACTCACAGAAAATTACAAAAGATATCATGACGGAGATATTTCCTATCGCAACCTAATATTTAATAATTTTGGTCGGCATAATGCTCTAGAACTTTCTCCATATGACAAAACGATAGTGCTTGATACAGATTATATTATTTGTAACGATATATTTAAAATTGCTTTTGAACAACCTAATGACTTTTTAATTTATAAAAACGGTATCGATCTAGCAAGTTGGCGTCATCACTCAGAATTTGATTATATCAATAATAAAGGTATTCCTTTTTATTGGGCAACAGCATTTTATTTTGAAAAGACAGATAACGTAAAAATATTTTTTGATTTACTTAAAATTCTAATAAAAGATTGGAATTACTATAAAACTGTTTTTGATATTGGCGCAAGGAACTTTAGGAACGATCATGTGTTTAGTATGGCCATACACTATATGAATGGCTTGACAGATAGTGATTGGGCCAAGCCTATGCCTGGAAATATGTATTATACGCTAGATAGAGATAGATTAAATGTAATGAAAGATGATATTTTACAATTTTTATTAGCGAAAGAAAATAAAAACGGAGAATATATATTTGCTAAGACTAAAGGACAAAATGTCCATGTAATGAATAAGTTTAGTCTGGAGAGATGTTATGAGTAAAGGATATTTGTTAGTCGCAACTGGCAAAGAATACGTTACACAAGCATATCTTTGTGCTAAAAGTATTAGAGAGACACAAACTATTTCTAATGTAAGTATAGTGACCAGTGATATAGTGCCAAAAGAATACACAGATGTGTTTGATAAAGTAATTGATATACCTTGGTTAAGCGAGACAGAAAGTAAAAGCCTATTTTTAACAGAACAAAGATGGAAGGTTTTTCACGTTACGCCATACAATGAAACAGTAGTGCTAGATACCGATATGATTTTCATCGATGACGTAAGTCATTGGTGGCAATATATGTCAAGACATAGTGTTTTACTTACATCTCGTGTAAACGATTACAAAAGAAATACTATTAAAGATGATTATTATAGAAAAGCGTTCACAGCAAACAACTTACCTAATGTATATTGTGCTTACCATTACTTTAAAAAAGACGATATAGCCCTTGAATACTATAAAATGCTTGAATTAATTTGTAAAAACTACAAATATTTTTATAAATCTTATTTGCCAAAGCAAACACCAACTCGAAGTAGCATGGATATTAATCATGCTATATGTATTCTAGCTACAGAGCTTAAAAATTATACAATAGATAGTTTATGGTTTACACATATGAAAAGTCATCTACAGTCTTTTACACAACCTACTGATTGTTGGTTAGATACTATTCCAATTTATGCTGATTCAAGCGATATAAAAATTGGAAATTACAAACAAGCAGGGATTTTACATTATACAGAAAATAAACTTAGTGAGGTATTGTTAGATGACTAAACAATATGTAAGTTTTATACAAGATACTGGTAGGATTTTTGAAGTAGGTCCCGAACCTAATTTAGAACACCAACATATAGAAGTATCAAATGATCTTGCTGACAAATTCAAGAGCTCTGAGTATACATTTTCTGATTTTGTAGTAACTTACAACAGAACTAGGAAAAAGTTTTCAGTAAAACAAGTGACTGCCACGTCAGAAGAATTAATATTTAGAAAATTAAAAAAATTACAACCAGATCATATGTATGATGTGTTGTTAAAGATTGACTTGAATAAAAATTTATGTTATATTAAAACTGATGATGAAATTTTAGATATAGTCAACAACTCTAATCTGGATTTTGAAAAACAAGTGACTTTTAATTTTACTAAGAAAAATGATCCGCATGTATTATATGATACAGTAACTTTTGAAATAGGTAGCAATACTAAAAAGCAAATGTTTATAAAAGATAATTACAGTGTGTTCACAGAAAATCAAGTTGCTGACTGTGTTTATTTGGAAGTAAAATGAAACTACATATAGCAGAACAAGATATTATATTTTTATCATACGACGAACCCAATGCTGATAAAAACTATGCTGACTTATTGACCAAAGTGCCATGGGCAAAGCGTGTACATGGAGTAAAAGGTAGTGATGCCGCACATAAAGCCTGTGCTGAGTTATCTGAGACAGATAGATTTGTTACAGTTGATGGAGACAATACAATAGATCAGAAATTTTTAGATCAAGTTATCGATCTAGAAAACAATGAAAATTGTGTAGTTAGTTGGTGTGGTCAAAATGTAATAAATGGACTCATGTACGGCAATGGTGGTTTAAAATTTTGGCCCAAAGAATATGTGTTACGTATGAAAACACACGAAAACGCAGAAGAAAATAATATTCATGCCAAAGTTGATTTTTGTTGGGACGCACAATACTTACAAATGAAAGATTGTTTTAGCATAACACACAATAATGCTACTGCTTGGCAAGCCTGGAGAGCAGGATTTCGTGAAGGTGTCAAATTAGCATTAGATAGAGGTGAACGAATCAGCGTAGAAGATTTTTACACAAAAAACCATTACAAAAATCTTCATATGCTTTATGTATGGCTTATGGTAGGTGCTGATGTAGAAAACGGCCAATGGGCAATACTAGGAGCAAGAGAAGGGCTGAACCTTACAATGTTGACTGACTGGGATTATATACAAGTAAGAGATTTTGACGTATTAAATGATATGTGGGGAGGCAGAGATCAAATGCCCGAAGATGTCTTACACAATGAAATATTTACTCTTGGTGCTGAACTAACAAATAATTTAGACTTACCAATAAGCGTACAACCTTTGAATGAAGAACAAAGTGCGTTTTTTAAGACAGTGTACCAAGGACCACAGCGTGTATGATTGATCATAATTTAGTAAAACAGCGTTTGGATAAGAAAGGCTGTGGGTTTTGTCTTGCTAAATGGACCCAGGTAACAATTCATTTAGGGTCAGGTATCAATCATAGTTGTCATCATGTAAAAGCACATCATATTCCTTTAGACGAGTTAGCACTCAATCCTAATGCTTTACATAATACAGGATTTAAAAAAGATGTCCGCAAACAAATGCTTAACGGCGAACGTCCTGGCGAATGTGATTACTGTTGGCGTATTGAGGATAATACAGATAAGTTTAGTGATAGAGTGTATAAAAGTGCCGCACCATTTAGTTATGATGATTTTGATACAATTAAAAAGTTTACAGGTGATGAAGATTTTTATCCGAGATATGTAGAAGTAAGTTTTGGAAATGTGTGTAATTTTAAATGTAGTTATTGTGGACCACCTTTTAGTAGTAAATGGACAGAGGAAGTAAAGTCTAGAGGTCCTTATGATCTTAAAACTTGGCAATATAATACAATAGTACCAGAAGATCAACCTATACCAGAAAGAGAACATAATCCATATATAGAAGCATTTTGGGAATGGTTTCCTGAAGCAGTCAAACATATGCACACGTTTAGAATTACTGGAGGAGAACCTTTACTTTCCAAACATACAAAACGTGTAATTAAATACCTTAAAGATAATCCGCAACCTAATTTAGACTTTGCTATTAACAGTAATGGGTGTCCACCAAATAATCTTTGGAAAGAATTTACAGAGTCAATAAAAGAATTGGAAGAAAATAATTGTATCAAAATATTTACTTTGTTTACAAGTGCTGAGAGTACAGGACCACAAGCAGAATACAGCCGTCACGGAATGGACTGGTACATGTTCCAAGATAACATTGAATATTTTGCTAGAAATACAAATTCACGAATTAGTTTTATGTGCGCCTTTAATATATTCAGCTTGCCTACATTTAAAAACTTTTTAGTATGGGTATTATATTTAAAGAAAACTTATACAGGAGAAAATAAATTTAACCAAAGGGTACTGATAGATATTCCGTATGTCAGAAATCCCGCATTCCTTGACGTTAAAGTAGCAAACGAACAACTTGTAGATGATTATTTGAAACCTGCTTTAATTTTTATGGAGCAAAACACAGATAGGGAAGGTTTTAGAGATGTTGAAACGCCAAAACTAGCACGTATTGTAAAAGATGTAGAACATAGATTTGCTAATCCAGAAAAGTTTAGAAAAGAGCAGAAAGAAGCTCAAAATATGTTATTTAAATTTGTAATACAATATGATCGTAGACGCGGCACAAACTTTTTAAATACGTTTCCTGAGTATGAATTATATTTCGAGGCTATAAAACGTGTATGATATTGTTTTTATAAGTTATTACGAAGCCGAAGCCCGTCAAAATTTTGACGATTTGTATAAAAGATTTAACAGTATAGGTGTGCTTGGAGATAGAGTTAAGCATGTAAAAAATGTGAAAGGTATTCATAATGCTCATTATGAAGCATCAAAACTAGCAAATACGTCATACTTTTTTGTTGTTGACGGAGATGCTGTAATTACACAAGATTTTACATTTGATTATTATACACAAGTAGAAGATATAGTTCATGTTTGGAAATGTAAAAATCCAATTAATGATTTAGTATACGGTTATGGCGGAGTAAAACTTCTTCCTACATTACTTACAAGAAGTATGGATAAAACTACAGTTGACATGACAACAAGTATTAGTGATAAGTTTGAAGTAGTTAACGAAGTTTCTAACATAACAAAATTTAACACTGACGAATGGAGCACTTGGAAAAGTGCGTTTAGAGAATGTGCTAAATTAGCAAGTAAAACAATAGATAGACAAGAACAAGGAGAAACAGATGAAAGACTTAAAACTTGGACAACCGTGGGACACGATAGACCATTTGGGGAATATGCTTTGGCAGGCGCTACCGCTGGTATGGAGTTTGGCCTTTCTAGCGGGTCTGACCTTCGGCTAATAAATAATTTTGATTGGTTAAAGGAACAATTTAATGCCTAAAATAGTAACATATGGTTGTAGTTTTACACAAGGAGAAGGATTTTCTGATTGCTTTGTAGGTAAGGATTTACTTAGAGCAAAAGGAACTAGTAAGTACGCTTGGCCTACTTTGCTAGGAGATTTGATGGGCTATAGTATAGAGAACAATGGTATGTCTGGTAGTTCAAATAAAATGTTTTCTCATATGGCGCTAGAAAGAAAATGGAGTAAAACAGACGTAGCCGTTTTTATGTGGACATTTTGGCATAGAACAACAATTATAGAAAATCTTAATCTAACTAGATTTGACATATTACCAGGCAATATGTATGATTTTAAAAACTTTTCAAACCAACAAGTCCTTCAAATTAAGGCTTATTACAATTACGTATATCATCCTTTTGATATGTTTTACGATAATATGCGAGATATTAATTTAGTCAAACATCATCTCGATGGTATGGGAGTCAAAAATTTCCATTATCATCTAGCACCTATTCCACATAAGGAACGAGGAACTGGACTTATTAAGAAAAGAAATATTGAAATAAATCTACCTTCTTGGAATAAAGTAAATTTTAAACATGCTATATTTGCTAACATAGATTTGGCAGATGATAAAAAGCATCCTGGACGTAAATCACAAGAAGCAATGGCAAACTCAATTTACGAAGATTTGACAGGTAAAATATGATTAATTTAGTAGTAACAAGTAAACCTGTAGATGGATTATTTTTATACAGTTACGAATACTGTTCCTTCTTAAATGAGAATAATATTGATGCTAGAGTAGTAGTAATTTGTCATAGAGACTTTACGCCACAAGATTATTTGTCTGTTATCCAACAGAAATATATTCACTGTAAGCATGTTTACTTTGATAATTTTGTAGCGTTGGATTCAGAAGTAGCAATGGTTCTTGGCAGAAGCATGATTACATTAAGTTATAAAAATTGGAGGGATTATACCCAAGATCAGCAAAGAGCTTTGACTAGTCTGTTTAATGGAAAAGTTATAAGTGTTTATTCTGAAAATCATCCTCAAGAATATCCTAAGGCTTTAGAATTTTTCAAGCCAATCGAAGTTATTGATTTATGTGATAAAGAAGTCTATCCTAACGGAATCGGAGCACATTTTGAAAAGCGTATAAATTTTGATATTTACAAACCTTATAAAGATGATGTCCAATTTAAACATTTGTTTTTTGGTACAACTCCTGAATATTATGAAGCAGTCGAAAAAGTTTTACCTAATTATCCTGACCATGGGATCTTGACTTATGACGCAAAGTATGTTAATATAAAAAATAATAATATCTTTGTGCCTGTTGAAAATGTACTTGGTATATTTGATACCTATGTGTATACAAAAGCAACATTTGATCCAGCACCAAGGATAGTACAAGAATGTAAGTATTTTGGAAAAAGTATGATTTATGCTAGAGATAAAGACTTAGTAGACGGTGGCAGTGTGTATTGGACAAGAGACATACAGCAACCTGATATACAGTCTATTGTAGGTGCTTTATGAAAAAATACTTAAATGAAAGATCTATGTGTGTTCATAACGGTGAATACATGACGCCAAGAAAATGGTTTGATAATTATGTAGGGTTTCAAAGAAACTATCCACAACTTGTACATATATCAAAATTTGATGATATAGAACTTTCTTTTGAAATGGAAAAAATAGAAGGTTTCGTGTTGTCTGACCTTGATACACTTAAAACACTAAGTATTAGAGAGCGTAGAAATATAGCTTCTAGTGTAATAATATTATGGGGTAAGATACATAATTTTACTATAAGCGATAAATTTACATTTATACATAAGGATTTTTGCGTTAATAATTTAATGTATGATACTAAAAATAGACAAGTTAGACTAATTGATCCTGATTCATTCCATATAGTATGTCCTGGTTTAGATAGTGCTGTATTCTACGGTCCTTTTATAGACACAATGTATAATATGAAACAATGGGAAAAACTATGAAAATAAAACCCAAGTGTTTAGCATTTGACACTAAAGATAACAAAGGTGCGGCATACACATCAGACGGATTTATGCTACCCTGTTGTTGGATGGATGACCCCCCTGTGTACAAGTATGTTAAAGAATGTGGATTAAAAGATGATGAACTGTTGCTAACAAATCATGAAAGTTTAGATACAATTTTTACATCTGATCAATGGGAAAACTTTTTTCAAACATTATTGAACAATCCTGAAAACGCATCTTACATGTGTAAAAAGAAATGTGGAATAGACATTGACAAGGAAAAAGTAATAGAAGAAGAACGTAGAGCAGTAAGGGAGCAAGCAAATGGCGCGGATTACTGATCAATACGTAAAATTTCAAAAACGCAGTCGTCCAAATATTGACACTTCTCATAGATGTATCTTTCGTTGTCCACAATGTATTAGACAAAAATCTCTAAGTCAAGAACAGATACGTAGAAGTTTTGATTTACAAAACGATCAGTTTAAGAAAATTTTAGACTATTATGATTTTGGTATTAACTTTTGCGGACAAATTTCTGATCCAATTTATCATCCTAAGTTTCTTGAACTTCTTAAAATGTGTAACGGACAAGGCAAAAATGTCCGTATATCTACAGTGGGAAGTGGAAAAAGAGATGAATGGTGGGAAGAAGCATATAGTTATGGTTTAGGAGAAAATGCCTGGTACTTTGGCGTTGACGGCATTGATGAAAAAAGTGAACTATATCGCGTTGGTTCAAAATTTTCAGATGTATGGAGTAGAATGAAACAAGGTAGAGACGCAGGACATACTATTGTTTGGCAGTATATAATTTTTGGATACAATGAACATGAAGTTGATCGTGCTATTGAAATAGCCAAAGAAGAAGATTTTGCTTTACTATTAGTAAACACTAATAGAGGCTTCAATCCAGACAGTCCTTTGCTACGTAAAAACGTAGATTTTAAATTGACTCAACCAGATAAAAAACACACACAAGAAAGAGTAAAAAAAGAATATTGGGGACACAAATCAGAAGCATTAGAAACTTGGCATAAACTTCCAAGAAAAAGAGCAGAGAGGTTAGGCTTAATATGAATCAAGACTTAATAGGATCTGAATTTAGGAATGAAAAAGTCTTCTGGGACGGCGGCAATGATACAAAAGAAGAATACAGACGGAATATTAGAAAATACGGCAAGACGTGGGAATGGAAAGATGTTAATATCAAGTACAAATATAATTCAAATGGTTTTAGAGCACCAGAATTCAATACTGTAGATTGGGCTAATAGTATTGTAATTTTAGGTTGTTCTAATGTTTTAGGTGTAGGAAATCTTTTAGAGGACAGTGTACCTAGTGTAGTAGAAAAATTAATTAATATTCCAACAGTAAACTTAGGCATAAGTGGGTCAGCAGTAGATCATGCTTGCTGGAACAGTCTTGTGTTACACGAAAATTATCCACATCCTAAAGCAATAGTACAAGTCTGGTCAAGCACACAAAGATATACAGATTTTTTAGATGTTGGTATGGTAAGACACGACTATCCAATCTTTGGTGTGCCTATGTGTCCAAGTAATGTACAACCTCGCAAAAGTCATTATTGTGCTAAACATACTTGGGAGTTGAGATCTAAGTTTTATGCTTTCGCAGATAGAGCATTATGGAAGAATAAAACACTATACTATGAAGCAAGTTTTTTTAAACATAGTGCCGAGCAACTAGAAGTACCGTTTATAGCTGAAGTTGATCAGGCTAGGGATTATGATCATCCAGGACCAAAGACTTGTAAACTTATGGCAGAACTAATTGTTGAAAATTTAAAGGAGCAAGGAATAAAATGATTGAAGATTCATTAGGAAGAAGAGCTCATGTAGTTAGTTACGATAAAAATTATATACCTACAGAAGAAGAAATAAAAGAAATTTTAAGTATAGGACTTTCATTAGTAACTTCAAAGCAAAAAGGGTTTCCTTACCAAGCACATGTTTTAGGTCCTAATAGAGAACGTAGTAATAAAATTTGGCAGTTTTGCGAAAACAATAAAATTGATACAGATTTAATTGCCCTCAACGCAGGTGGACTAGATGATGAAGTATATAAAGCAAATGAAGGACTTTTCCATATGAGGACAGCTCCTTGGACACTTATTTTTACACCCAGAATTGCTCCTGCTAATCCGTTCAATAGAAGAAACTTTGATGCTACAAATTCTGTTTGGGAATTAGATGATTATGATTTTGTTAACACTCGTAATAGAGAATCAGGGGCAATAGAAATGGGAATGATAGCAAAAACTATTACAGGAGCCGCACTAGATAGAGGATATGATACAAGTTATAATGTATGTTTTCCTAAAGATTTAGAATTATGGCAAGAACATTTTCCGTATGTAGAATTTGTTCCTACACTAATACAAACAATCGGCAAAGCAAAAAAATATAAATGGGAAATGCTTCTTGACGAAGACCATGAATTAAACACAGACCCTGCGTTTGATACAATTTTTAATTTAGTAGATAAGGATACATAATGATTTCATATGACGGCTGGGATAGAGAGTACCAGCAACACAGATCAGCATACTTAGATATATTTGACGGATTTATGTCACAGTCAAATTATGAAAATAATGAAGACTTTGAAAAATACTTTGCTGGATTTATAGGAAGAAAACATGTGGTTAGTGTAGCAAGTGCTACAGATGCTTTACATTTCACACTTCAAGCCTACGGAATTTCTGCCAACAACGAAGTTCTTGTAACAGATTTTAGTTGGATTAGCAGTAGTGCTTGTGTTAATATGGTAGGTGCTATTCCTGTATTTTGCGATATTAATATAAACACATATCATATAGATATTGATAGTGTACAACGTATGATAACACCAAATACAAAAGCAATAGTATATCCACACCTGTTTGGAAGTATGACAGATACAAGTGAATTACAAAAACTATGTAAAGATAACAACATTATTTTTATTGAAGATTCAGCACAAAGTTTAGGTAGTAGTTTGAATGGACAAAATGCTGGAACTATAGGTGATGCTAGTGTGTTTAGTTTTAATAGTAATAAAGTTATAGCCGGAGTAAACGGCGGCGGTGTTGTTATGACAGATGACGAAGATTTAGCAAAACGTGTTAAAATGATTCGTAGACATGGTAAAGATAAAGACTTTAGCACATTAGGATATAATAGTAGAATGTATGTTCTTAATGGACAAATAATTAAACAAAGGCTTAAATTTTATAAAGAAAATCAAAAACGCAGACAAGAAATAGCAAAAATGTATGACGAAGCATTTGCCGACTTGCCTATTATTTTACAAAGTAATGGCAACGGACTTAATCATAACTATCATAAGTATGTTATTAGACTTCAGGATAAAGAAACAAGAAAAAATCTAAAAAATGCTTTAAAGGCAAGTATACATTATGAAACACCTTTATCAAAAAATAGTATGTATAATACTATGAATATGCGTAAAGACGATTGTGTAAATTCTAAGATTGCTTCTGATACAGTGTTATCTTTACCTATACATGCTTGGCTTACTCCTGAAGAAATCATTAGTATTATTAACACAGTGAAAGAGTCTATTAATGGCTAATAATCCTCTTCCAACACACATGACAAAAGGCGGTCCTGGCGATGCCTACTTAGGTGATGGAAAAGTAGATACTAGTTCATGGTTTAAAGAAGTAGACTTACTTGAAGAACAAATTCGTAACCAAGAAATTTGGTTTTGTACAGCTCCATTCCAAATGATTTACACTGATACTGATGGCACACTGGCACCTTGTTCTTGGGCTGTCACAAGAGCGAAAATGACAGCGCCTAATGTAAGAAGAAATAAATTTGCTACTTATTTTGTTGAGGATGAAGAATTAAATCAAATGCGAAAGGAGATGACTACTCCTGGATCTGACTTAAAAACATGTGAGCGTATATGTGTAAATTGTCGTAGACAAGAAAAATTATACGGTAGATCTAGAAGACAAGCATCATTAAAGATACAATCAAACGATCCTGGATTATGGCCGGAGATACGTAAAGCAGTTGAAATATATAAAGAAACTGGTAAAGGTAGAATTCAAAACAGAGTTTTTGAAGTACAAATAAAAGCATTTGGTAATCAATGTAACTTAGATTGTTTTATGTGTATTCCAGATGATAGTAGTACAAGATTAAAAACAATTAACAGTGATAAACTCAAAGATGAACAAGTTTTTCACCCTAGACACAAAACAACTCCAATATCATTATTAAAAAGAGGACGTCTTGAAGAAATTGTTGATGAAATAGTTGCTATTGCTCCATATATCTATAATTTAAAATTTATAGGCGGCGAACCTTTAGTAATGAAACAATTTTACACTTTGTTAGAAAAAATTGTTGCGTCAGGTCATAGTAAAAACATGAGAGTAAAGTATCAAACTAATATGTCAGTTTTAGAATTTGAAAGAGTAAAAGTTACAAAATTTATTCCTGAGTTTGAACTTTTCGAATTCACCGTATCTTTAGATGGCATAGGCAAAGCGAATAATTATATTAGACGTAGATCTGATTGGGACAATATAGTAAATAACATTAAAACTGTTAAAAAATATCCTAATGTAGAAATAAATGTAAACGGCACTATCAGCTTTTTAAGTGTACTAAGGTTTTATGAACTTATTGAGTGGTTTCAAACAAATGAATTAGATCTAAATCAAATAAACTGGTCTAATATTAGAAATCCAAAAAAACTTATGGCTAATGTACTGCCAATAGAAATAAAAGAAAAATTACTTCCAAAGTATGAAGGTTTTTCAGATATTCAAAACATCCTCAAAGAAGATAATGGAGGATTAGATTATCAAGACAGTTTAAATTATCTAATAATGATGGATAATTATTACTTAGGAACTAAATGGGAATTACATTTGTTTGATGTTTACCCCGAATTAGAAAAATATCATAATAGGAGAGCATCATGAGTGTGTTTGAAATTATAGAAAAAAGAAGACACGTCAATAAATTTAAAGAAGACATATATCCGGAAAAAGAATTAGTAGAAGATTTATTATATAAATCTTGGAAAGTTACACCGTCAAAAAATAACTTTATGCCATATACATTACATGTGTTAGGTCCTGAATGTAAATTTCAAAAAAGAAAAGTTTGTCAGTTATCTATGTACAACAAAAAAACTACAAATGAAAGACATAATGTAATGGATATTGACGACTATTCAGAAGATGGATTTAATCAGAATTTTGAATTTATTAGAACAGTTCCATACTTGATTGTTGCTGAACAGAGAGTATGTGAGCCAAATGATTTTATTAGAAATAGTATTGAAGAAGGCAATAACATATATGAACAAATGCATGAAGAGTTGTTACACGACATTTTAAAAACTACTGCTTTTGAAGTTGGTATGTTTAAAGCAAACCTTTCTGCTTTATGCCTTGAGCAAGGTATAGATGTATCATGTATTGCTTGTACACCACATATGCCTAAGCCATGGCAAGATTATGGTTTTGATTATATCAAGTATCCAATTATACTTGTTATTGGACTAGGATATTGTGAAGAAGCTAGACGAGATGTAATGAAAAAAGAAGCAAGTGATCTTGATAAAAAACCTGAGCCGGAAACTATTTTAAGGTGGGTAAAATGAAGAAAGAATTACAACGGAAAAATTTACTATTACTAATAGATTTTATAGGACATCCTGTATTAGGTTGCGAACATACAAATAATCTAAGATATAGTTATTTACAGGCTTTGCTTTTTAATGATCTTTTTGATTTGGTTGTAGTGTCAGATCATAAGCCGTGGCACGAAAAGGAAAGTGAACTTGAGCGGATAGTTAAAGTTGAAGGCAGGATACCTTGGATTAACATTGATTGTGATGCTGAGCCAACTGTACCAGATATTGTTAGTCGTGTAAAAGAAGAAGGTATAGACATCGAACATGTGATTATAGGAGGAACTAATACTTCAGGATGTTGTTTCCGCACAAGGTCATATTCAGCTAATAAATGGCACAAGTATGGTTATACTGTAAAATTCTTTTTACCTTTGTGTGCTGAATATCAAAGCCACGGAATAAATGAAGCAGAGAGAAATATGCACGCCTATGCCATAATTGCTAAAGACATTAAAAAACAACAGCTACATAATATTGATATTGTATCAAATTTTAACGAGCTAAAACCGCCAAGAAGGCTTGGCAACCACAAGGAGACTTTTTAAAATGAAAATTACACACGGTAATCAAACTATTGATCTTTTTCCAGTTGAAGTGCCTGAAGTTTGTCCTATTTCACTATCAGGAGGATTAGATTCAGCAAGTTTATTTTACCTAATATCAACACATTTCCCGCAAGTAAACTTAATACCGTATACATGTAGAGATTTGAATGCTCCACTAGATGCTGAGGCTGCCACTGCTATTATAGAATGGTTTCAAAAAAACTTTCCTAATAATAATATACCGGACATTGAGATTTTCAATTTTAATGATAAAGATGAATCTTTTGTTACTTTTGAAGAATGTGATGCTACAATAGAACAATATCCTCAGTTCACAGGAATGCGTAGAAGACAAGTATCTAAAATTATACAAGTAGATAGAATTTCATGGAATTTAATGACACGATTTCCTAACTCAATTAGACTTGACGGCATGACTCGTAATCCACCTAAAGAAGAAATGGAAGCAGGAAATTTTTGGCAAAAAGCAGAAAGACGTAGAGATAAAGAGTTAGAAAAAGTTGAAGAGTGGAGACCAAATGTAAGTAATCCGCCATTGGCTATATACCAGCCATATGCTAATGTAGATAAAAAATTTGTAGCTGGTGTTTATCTTGAGAATGATTTGATGGATACACTTTTTCCTTTGACAAGATCCTGTGTAGGTACAAGTCCAAAATTGACAGATAACGGAAAAAAAGAATGTCAAGAATGTTTTTGGTGTGAAGAAAAAGCATGGGCGTTTGATTATAATGTAAATAATTTACCTATTAGAGAAATGCGTATCTATTCTAGCAAATATTTAAACAATAAGGTATAGTATAAACAATGATAACACTTGAAGATTTAAAAGGTTCAGAATATAGAACAGTAGACTTTTATCTGTCAAAGAGTTGTAATAAGAGCTGTCATTATTGTACTGCTTGGACACTAGAAATGCGTAACTTACATACAGATATGGATCTTGTAAGAACAATTTTAGAAGGTCTTGCTCCTTACAAAACACGTATTTGTTTGTTAGGAGGAGAACCAGGACTTGTAAAAAATTTAGATGATATTATTGCTGAAATTAAAAAACATGAAAATCTTGTGCCACAAGTATTGTCAAACAGTTTAGTAAGAAAGTTTTATCCACATATTCTTGAAGATCCAGATATAATTTATATTGAGCACCTTGTGCTAGATTTTTATGAAGATAAGATTGAAAAACTAGGCAACTGGCCTTTTTTACCTGAAAATAATAAAAATAATTATAATTTAATAATAGAGACACCTGGATATTTTAAATATAGAGATAATTTTGACTTATCGGAAATAGATCATAAAAATACTGAATTCAAAGAATATAACAGCAGATCCCCAGACTTTTTTAGTGATCATGAATTAATACAAGCACCTGAGATTGAACGTAGAATATGTGCTAAATTTCCACAAGTTCCTGTGTTTGATTTTGAAATAAGAAAAATTAGACATTGTAGTCGTAAAGCAATTAATGGATCACGAGAGTTTGACATTACAAAAGAAAACATTACAAAAATGATGGATCATGACTTGTTCCAATTTGAAAAATATTGTACAGCATGTATGGATATTATTCCTCCACGTCCTAAAAAGCGTAGATTAGCAATACTTGAAAAAATAGCGTTTGAAGAGGTAGTATGAAACTTTATTCTGTAGCACTTAATATGCATGATCATAACACTTATGACGGCGAAGTTCACTTACAAGTTGAACGTCATACTCGTGCTAAACACAATCTTAACTACAAAAATCCACATGATCCTAATCCTAGTAGAGAATTTTTTGACAATTTTGTTAAAACAGATGATAGTTTACTTTGTTTTACAATAAGTAATCTAGGACAAGAATTTGTAATTGATAAAATTGAAGAAAAGTTTGGTAAAAAGTTTTTAAAATGGAAACCAAAACATTTATGGGACTGTCTTGACGGAGATGATTTTTATTATATTGATCATCATCAAAGTCATGCCGCATATGCTTTACTAAGTTCTGGTTTCCCAGAATCAGATATCTTAGCGATTGACGGAAGAGGCTGGAACTATAATTGTGTCTTTATCAATAAAGATGGCAATATTAAAAATCTTACAAGAGAACTTACTGTTGGAGGTCTTTGGAATAGGCTTTCCCAAGATTTAGGCTTTGGTTATTTAGGTGCTGGCAAAGTCATGGGACTAGCAGGATACGGAAAATATAATCACAAAGTCCATGCTATGTTAGATTACTACTTACATAATGACAACAATCTACCTAAATGGTATCAAAAACTTTTAAAAGAGCATCCTAAAGAAGATGTAGCATATACCCTGCAGTATGTGACCCAAGAACTTATTAAGAAGCACGTATACCCCCTTAAAACAAGCGACAACCTATGTGTAGCAGGGGGCGTAGCATATAATGGTTATATGAATGAAGAGTTTACTAAGCATTACACAAACGTACATATACCGCCGGCTGTTGGTGACGAAGGGCAAGCACTTGGAACATATATGCACGCTGACTATGTAATTAATGGAAATGTTCATGTTCCTAATGTTTATGCTGGCGCAGATTATGAATACACTTTACCTGATACTTTTGAAGATTTAGATATTAAAAAAGTAGCACAAAGCATTGCTGATGGAAAAATTGTAGGATGGTTTCAAGGAAGATCTGAAAGCGGTAACAGAGCATTAGGCAATAGAAGTATTTTAGCTGATCCACGTAATCCAGACATAAAGGATATTATTAATAAAACAATTAAAAAGCGTGAAGACTTTCGTCCCTTTGCTCCTAGTGTGTTAGAAGAACATTACCACAAATATTTTGATACTACACAACCTAGTCCTTTTATGAGTAGAATAGTAAAGTTAAAAGGTAAAGGAAACGTAGTCCCGGGCATAACACATGTGGATGGCACTGCTAGAATACAAACAGTCAATAGACAACAAAATGAAAAATTTTATGATCTAATAAATGAATTTTGTAACATTACTGGTTGTCCAATGTTGTTGAATACTAGTTTCAATTGTCAAGAACCAATTGTAGAAACACCAGAGCAAGCAATTAACACTTTCAATAATACGGCATTAGATTTATTAGTTATAAATGACAAAGTAATAGAAAAATGATTGATAGAGAAAACTTTGATTATATAAAAAATATTGTTGGATTAAAAAAAGAATACGAGTTAAATGATTTGTTTGATATTTTAACAGTCATTAAAAACGACCCTAAAAAATTGTCTAGTGTGTTGATAGAAAAAGCACAGTCTTTAACGGTGCTACAGAAAAATTTTGATGAAATAGTTAAATCCTTAAATGATAATGATTTTGTAAACTTTTATATACTTACAATTGAACTTATTGATAAAGATATCGATACTACTTTACTATCTAATGTGCTTAAAGCAATAAAGCATTTACCCGACTCACAAAAAACAATTTGTGATTCTTTCAGTAATAACCAACTTGTTGCCAAAAAAACACTTATAAAAAACTTAGAACAGTATCTTAGTAAAGATAAAAAGGTAGCTATACTAGGTAGCTGGTACGCAAGTATACTTGTGCCTTTATTGTACAATAAAGTAAATGAAATTTGGCCTATTGATATTGATGAACAAGCAATTAAAATAGGTAAAAATATGTTTTTTTCAAACATAAAAAATATACAATGGGCTGTTGGAGATGTATTTGAAAAAACAATAGCAAGAGACTATAAAAAAATTAATGTTGTAATTAACACTTCATGTGAACATATGCGTCCTATGAAAGAATGGAAATATTGGCGACCAGAAATGTTATTTGCTTTTCAATCTAATAATATGTATGACATTGAAGGACATATTAATTGTGTTGATACTTTGAAGGATTTTTTAGATCAACTACCAGAAGGCTCAACAATATTACATACTGAAGAAATAGAAGACACAAGAGGCAAACGTTTTTTAGTTATAGGAAGAAATAAATGACAGAACCAAAATATTCCGTATCTTCTGCTCCAGCTATATATGATCAGATTGCTGACCAGTTATTTCCTAGTCAAGAGGACTTAGCATGTGAGTTACAATTACAAGTCATAGGAGATTGGGAACCATTAGACTACAATATAGACCAAAATGAATACAAAGAGAATGTAAAAAGTTTTATAGAGAACGATTGGTTCAGACCTTTTCAACCTAGAGAAGGAGTGATGAATAACAGAGAATCGGTTTTATTATATGGGCTAGAAGGCGATGAGCCTACAGCAGTCACTGGACTATCTCATGTACATGCTAAACTAGGATATAAGCCAAGAGAATACGAATTTAGTTTTCCAACACAAGCCGCCAAAAATTTTACATGTATGGAATCTGTATTTGATTATTATGATATGGGCAGATCTTTTTTTATTAGATTAAATGCTGGTGGATTTTATCCATGGCATAGAGATCATATGTATTTGAAAAGAGATACTATTAGACTAATTGCTTTTTTAGGAGATGCTAATCTAGACGGTTTAGCCTGGGAAGTCAATGGACAACGTGTAGACGCTTTGCCTAATCATGTATATTATGTAGATACACGTAAGTCACATCGCCTACACGCACAAGTAGATGCTTGTGATATGGTTGTCATGAATGTAAAAAAAGATTGGCTAAATGTAAATCGAATACTTAGTCATTTAAAGTATAGATAATCTCTTTAACCTTTTTACTTATTTTTTTATGTCCTAATTCATTTGGATGAAAATTAGGAGAATAAAATTCTTTATAGGAATTAGTTTTTAAAAACGATTTCCAATCAAGTGTTCCTACACTTTCTCTACCATCTTTAAAAAATAATTCTTTTATTACAGGTGTAGTATAAATTTTTGTTCTATCTATCAAAAATTCTAAATCTTCTATAAACGGACTAGGATTAAATTGTTCTATGTAAACGTCTTTTATACTTTTGTCCTTACAATAATTTTGTACTAAATTTATAGACTTGTACCAATTTAAATGTGCCGTTTCAGGATAGTTTACTAAGTTATACCAGTTTTCTTCCTCAGTCTTGTAACTTTCTTCAGTCTTTGACATACCAGGATATAGATCAATCCAGCCTTTTTCTGGACTGTAAATAAAATCTCTGTTATGTTGTGTAAGCATTACAATAAGTGTATAATTATAATTTTTATTATAAATTTCTTCTAATTTTTTTAATTGAGAAACGAATCCCGGATTAGAAGCACCTATTAAAGAAAAATTATAACATTCGTCATAATCTGTGCCTAGTAATTGGATAAAATTTTTTTTATCATCCTTTCTTTGAGTAGCACCAATTTTCCAGCCGGATTCAAATAATTCTGCTCCGGCACCGTAGCTATCGCCAAATGCTACTAAAATGTTTTTTTTCATTATTTTCTCCTTCATATAATGAAACAAAGAAATTAAAGAACGCATTATCATTTTATTTTCCTTTTTATTTCTTCGATAGTTAAATTAGGAATTTCTAAATGAAGCATAAGTCTGTTTTGATCTACATTTCTTACTCCATGCGATTTCATAACATTTACAATCGCAGGTGATAATATTTGATATTCTCCTCCGTCTTTGTAGTAAGTAACAGCATTACTTTTAGGAAGATCGTATTTACTTTCACCAAATAACGGAATCATTAGTAGACTATTTTTCCTATAGGGAAAATCTTGATGAAGTTCGACATCTTCTCCTTTACGTTGAAAGAAAAAAGCAATCAACCCAAACTCTGCTCCGGGTATTTTTTCTCTTACAAACTTACAAATATTTGAAATATTAGGATCATTTTCATTACATTTAGATACTAAATCTTTGCGTAAATGCGTAGTAAAAGGTAATTCTTTCTTGAATTCTTTTACAGTAGTGCCTTTAATCTTATAATTATAAATTTCCTCAAATTCTTTTTTATGAGATACTGCTGTTTCATTAATATCAGTTTGTACTAAAGAATGAAAATAATCAATTAACTTGTCTTGATCAACTGTAATATCAAAACTTACATATTCATCATTCATTCACATACCTTCCAATGATATTTATTTCATGAATAAATATGTAAGCAATGAAATTGAAGTTTGTCAACTTATATCTAACCTCAAAATATATCAATTTTATAAGTATCAATCCAAATTATTGGATGTTAAAATCTTATTATCGATATATTAACACCATCAATCATGATAGGATTGAATGGACAGATCAACTATGGCAACCTTTTTACACTGTTGATCAAATAACAGAAATAATTATA